TGAGAGGTTGAGCTTGAATGTGTCTCCAGGGAGCGCTTCGTCAAAGAAGATCGGGTATAAATACCCTGAATTGAGTGTGGTTTTATAGCCATGAGATCGCTTGAATGCAGACCTGGGAGTGTTCACTTGTGGCACCTGGCTGAACGAATGACCCATAACACTAGGGTTTTTGTATGATCTTACCATTTTTCCTTTTCCTACTAATTCGAATGTGTATTTTGGTGTCAGTGGGAACAGTTACCATCAAGTAGGGTAACTGTTCTGGTCGCTATTTGGCCTCTGTGGACTCTCCCTCCTGGGCTTCCTTGACCGTCTGGGCGGCCGCTGGAGCAACGATCGCATCCTCAGGCGGTTGATTACCTGGATTTGGCAATAATCCAAGCTCGACGGCCTCTTGCTCGTTCTCAGGGTTGTTAATATAGGTAATTAATTGAGCCGGGTCGTTGGCGAATCTCTTGCGGATATCTGCCGGCAATTCCATGAATGCCTGGTCTGCGCTTTGAATCCTCTCGAGGCAATTTTGAAAGTCTTGAGCATTGGTGAAGTCACCATACATTGGCGAACCTTTCGCTAAGGGCAGCATGCCCGTTTTGCTAGCCTTGAGCATAATCTGGTTGATGTCAACGTCTTTTTTGTGCTTTTGCTCGGTTAATCCTTTTCCTTCACACGTGATCCTGACTCTTTTCGTTCCGTTACTTCTTCTAGAGATTGTCGTCTTCACTGTCGACTCCTTTGATAAGTGACTTCAATTCGCAAACGAATACAGGTGTGACTTCCTTCGCGATTTCTCCATTTTGGTCGTTGAATTGACCGACTCTGAATATCCGGAAATCCTCCGGATACTCATGTAATATTGTGTTCGGCTTGCCAATCTCCCGTTGATACATCCTCATGGCGGCTGCATCATTGGGGCAATAACTCGGCACGTGAAATACTTCTGATTTGATATCGTATAGGCTATAACATTGTACTACCATTCTCATACTTCCTTTCTCGAACTTTGTGGGCTCTTTCGGCCACTCTTTTTTTTACGTTCAAACGCTCTTGCTCGTACTCTGGTGAATCAAGTCTTTCTTCTACATGTTGTCTCCTTTTCTCTTTGACTTCCTGCATGTTTTCGAGACATACCTCATCGTATAGCCGGTCGTAATACTCCGGTATCTTAAACTTTTTGCCATTGACTGTCACGAAATCTTTAGGGAAACAATCGTCTGCTCCGCCGGTAAGAAACCAGCCTGCACCAATACCTGGCCTTCGTGACATAGTAATATATTCCGGCCGTCTCCATTCCACCTCACCAGTGTCCCGGTTGATGCTGGCTTCGTCGGAATAGTTTTCAAATTTTTGCTCACCATTGATTTTCTTCGTAATGTATCGAGCGACATATGCGGCTGACTCATAAGTGACCTCGCCAATTAGACTGTATCCGTGTGGCCATAACCGTTCAAGTGACTTAGACCTGTACAACGTGACACCATGCTTTACTGACCAAACTTCCTTGTCTGCAAAATCGAAGTTAAATAAACATGCGTGATGATGAGGTCTCTTTAGTTGGTCGCCGTATTCTCCGCATTGGAAGAATCGTATTGGATACGGGTTTAGTTTGCTACTATCGCCAGAACCTTCTTCTAGCATTGTCCTTTGTATTCCTTTGAATTGCTTGCGTAGTCTCTTCATGAACAGCGTGAAATCTCGTGGATGCAATGAGCCGTTAATCGGCAAGTTTTGATCTGAGTAAGTAAGCGTAATAAATATATTATTTTCCCAGAGACTGGCTTCATGTACACATCTTAGAGCCCAGTCTTTTGATCGTTGTATTCTACATCCTATACATTGTCCGCATGGTAACATTATTTGCTTGTAACTCTTTCTATTGATTTTTTCAACATTGAAGGTAATTATACTCTTTTTTGTGTTTATGTTTTGATGGAATGACTGGTACGCTTTAATAGGTTTATAGCATGCCACTCTTTTGTCCTTTCCATTTGGCTGTTCAGTGAATGCTATCTATGGCCCGAACTACAACAACCGGGCCATAAAGTGAGGCCCTTCGGGCGTAGCTCGAAGGGCCTCCGGGCGTTATAGCCTATAGCCACCGCGTGTGGCTCGCCGAGTCCTGTTTCGGCGGCTTCGGCTTCCTGCCGTTCGGCTAAACAGCCTTTTGCTTTTCTTTCTTGACATCCTTCTTCTGCGCATTGGATTTGTCCTTTCGAATAAGTTTCTTGACAAGTTTTAGCACCAGAGATGCTATCTTTATCCAGTGTCTGGTATGCAACGTCATCTACGCCGCCTTGCCGCTTTTCTCGATCGCGATCTCCTTCGTTTCCAACTCCTAAACTCTCTATTCACTTTTGGCTTTCCACGGTATCCGCGAAAATACCACGACTTTCTTGGTCTACTCATTTGGCCACCTCGGTTTAAGGGGTTTGGTTGGAGGATTGATGTCGATACGCTTGGCCTTTCCCATGTTTCTCCAACGCCTGGCTGCGCTTCTTGCTGAGTTGTATGTATCTCCCATAAGGCCAGTAATGCCACCCCACCAAGGGGGGACCCCGGCTTGTTTGAAGAGTAGACTCATCAATACCGATTCCTTGATGTCCTTGTTTCCACGGAAGAAGTTATACATCTCTTGCTTGAATTTGGAGTCAACTTCTACTCCAGCAGCTTCAGCATTTGCTTTACGTACGTTTGCTTTCATGCCTGACTTGGCAATATCCACAGACCGTGCACTTGTAAACGCTCTACCTAGATCGGCAATGTTCCCCATTGCACCGGGTCCTATGCCTGCTCCTTTTCCACCTGCAGATAGTACAGGATTGAGCCCGGCTGCAATGAGGTCCTTTACTTCTCTCTGGTGGGCGGTGGATGACATCTTTTCTTGCCAACGTCGATTCTTGCGTGCTTCATGCATTGACGCAGCAGATGATATAATGTCACCACCCATTGATCCAGCTATACTCATTAAACCCACGGTTATACTCCTTACAGGTGGTCAATTAATCCAGGAATGGCGAACGTAGGCATCGGTCTGACTGCCGTGAAATCGAAGTAGGCATCCAGGATAAATTCGTCTTCGTTGGTCGTGGCAATAATCCGACTTATCGGAGGATTTTCCTCGATAAAGTCAGAATCCAGGGCAGGAAGCGTAGCGAAATCTTGGCTTAAATGCCACACGTCCAGGGAGGTGGCGTGATCGCTACGCAACTGCCCTGTGATCATGGAGGGCTTGTACCTATACTCTGCAAAGCGCTCTTGGTATCCGAATACTAACTCATCATTCGCACTTGAGTCATGCCATAACTCTTGGTTGAGAACCTCTTGCTCGCCCAGGTGGGCCAGGCTTGGCCAGTAGTAGTCATACTTTGTTTCGCGTGACCACATCCTGTTTTGGCCTTGCTGGTAGGTTAGATCAGCTCTGATGGACGCCAATCCGATAACCGTTGAATGCTCAACGAATGACTTTGTAAATCCTATGCCACTATGCTGCATGTAACCGATGGCAGCCAGTGTACCTTGAGGGGTTGTTGCTGTTTGCGATGTCTGGGCAATCGCCTGAATGTTCATCGGCCTGGTACCGCCGCCTAGATATTCGGGTCTTTGCATTCGCATGTCTGGTGAATCTACACCGAAGTGTCCCTTGATGATTTCAACGTATCGTGTTCCGGAACGTGCTTCACGTTCCATCATACGCTGAAGCTGGAACGCTTCACGCAGGGAGTTGATTGTGGCTGCCGTGGCTGAGCTTAGGTCTGCTATGACCTCCGAATTGGGATTGATCATAAGCCCAACGGCATCATTGTTTGTAGGCAACGTGCCGGAACCTCCTCCGGCTGCTGTACCGATTGTCACATCGTTGTATCCGTTGCCTAACGTTAGGCCGAGGCTTGAACTCCAATAGGCTCCATACCTGGTCGTACCGTCCCAGAATCCTAACGCCTCGCTGTTCGCTCCTACTACAGGAGCACTTGTACCAAGGGGGAGGTCGATGGCCGTTCCTTTTTGCGGCCAGGGCAGTGCGGAGGTGAAATAGTCGTGACGTTTGTTGCGTTTAAGCAGAACATAATCCGCTATGGCATCTGGACCGTCATCTAGGTCGACCGTGACACTGTTTTGAAGGTTCTCATCCCGGTACCAATGGTTCCAAATCAAGTTGTAGGCACGATGGAATAACGAGATGGCGTCAACGTCACCTTGAGCGACTGGGAGTCCGAAATAGTCACTCAGTGAACCGGCTGCAGGTGTAAATGCCGTTAGCACCGGGACCGTATAGCTGGTCGAGGAGCTTGGGTCAGGATCTCTCTCGCCCATGAATCGCTGCCAATTTTCCCAGAGCAAGCGATTCGGGACTGAGAAGAAATGAAAATCGATGTAGATGTTGTCCATAATTGGGACGATTTGTGTCGCCAATCTTAGCACTGCTGAGAGGTTGAGCTTGAATGTGTCTCCAGGGAGCGCTTCGTCAAAGAAGATCGGGTATAAATACCCTGAATTGAGTGTGGTTTTATAGCCATGAGATCG